AACCGAATTTGTAGACATCCAAAACGGCCTCCCATCCAGACTTTATACTATCGTATTGGTTCTGCACTTTCGACAAGCGAATAGCACCTACCTCGTAGCCGCACACGAACGGTGCTAACATCTCATGTATTAAGCGGTCGGTGCGTATCAGCGTCGCAATCTCTACGGCATCATCGCGCATATACTCGGACGTACCCATACAGCGTATCACGATTGTGTAGCCGTTACTACGCGGTACGTTCACGTCGGTATAATAGCCCGTTGTTATATCCAGGGTGAAGAAGTCCACCGATAAACTGTTTGCCGCTACGTTCTGTACGGCTGTATCTCCGAACACCAGCGGAAGCCCTAAAGCTGCCGCACGTGTATTCGCTGTATTGTAAATTGTCTCAAAGGTCATATGTTAACGGTTTTTAGATTGTTGTTTCTTTAATTCACGTTTCTCTTTCTCTATCTCGTCGTTACGTTTGGCGATTGCCAGCATAGCATCCGAGTAGTTGATTTGCTTCGCCTCGTCAAAGCTACAGTGGAAAAGCTCGGCGGTTACCTGCACAAGTCCGAGAAGGTTTTTTGCCTGCTTGATATTCTCGTCGCCGGTCAGCGCGCTTTCACCGCCTTTGCCGTGCATGTTTTGGAAAATCACCTGCTCGAGGGCATCGGCTATTTCCAACTGTTTAACTATGAACTTGTCAAGCTTCACGGCATCGACGATGGTAACGGGTTCATAGTTATCATCAGTCCATGCCTTGATACGTCCTAACGCGTCCTCGGCTCTTCGTGTTTCAAGGATAGCCCATAAACCGATTTCCTCAATGTCCTTAAGGCGGTACACTGCTTTGCCGTTACGGGTTGCTACCTGGGAAGGCTTAAGGTACTTAATCATGTCTTTGAGCAAGCGTTCCTCGTCGCGCGTCATACGTACGGTGCCGTCGGCCGGCATGTTCGCGATACGGAGCATTGCCGCGCGATTACGAATATTGGCAATTTTGAAAGATAATCTAAAAAGTAAATTCTTCATTTTAAAGCGTTTTAAGCGACTTTCTTTGTCGCGGTTAGTAGTTACCCACTATTAGGGGGAGAAAAGCCCGTAGAGGGCAAGCAAATGCTATTTAGGGCGGTATTTACGTATTAGGTAATCTACGCCATAACGCAAAGCGTCGAGTGAGTGGTTCCAGGCATCTATAGGTTCATTGGTGTACGTATCGGTTGCCTCGTCCTTTATCCACTTGTAGTTATCCAGCTCGTCCAGCATCTTAACGCTGCGTTTCGTTACGTGCAGTTTGAACTGCGACACCTGGGCGATGCCCGCCGATATAGAGCCTCGTCCCTTGACACACGGTATTGCTTTGATATGTCTTTGCTGTAGCTCCACAATACTCTTTTGCTCCGCACTGTCACACACGGTTACGACGCGGTTAAGCCCTTGGCTCGTCAAGTAGCCCGCGATGGCGCTGTTAAGTAGACCAGTCTCGTAGCAAAGTAAGTCTACGTACAAGTCCCATCCCTCAAAGCGTATATCAACAATAGCCGTTGGGTCATTAACGAAACCGAAGTCAAGCCCGATACATCGCCCGGTGAACGTTTCGGGTAGTTCGTCTATAACTTCATATTGGGGGTAAACGTTACCCTCTACGCCGCCCGTCTCGCCCTCTCCGTAGACGCGCCACCAGTTGGCATCGTTCTTGTTCTTCTCGATAGCGCCCACCTGCTCCTTGGTTAGGTACGGGTTATCCTTGTATGTTGAGTGGATGGTTACGTATCTGTCACCTACGAACTCGGTTTCACCCCAAAACTTACGTACCGGGTTAAAGTCGATAATAACCTTTTTACGTGTACGGATATCAAGCTGCCTAAAGATTTCCCTGGGTATGCCCTGCGCCTCGTTGACGAACAGAATATCACGTGCGGGGCCGTGCACCTTTGAAGCGTTATCGACGCCAAAGAACTCTATCATGCACCCGTTGGGATATGTGTAACACCCCTCGGTCTTGTTGAACGAATTCTCGTCCCATACACCCTCGGCCGCCAGCATCTGTCTGAAGTCTCGCTGCATGCCTCGTTTCACCATAGGAAGCGTAGCGGCAACGCACGAAACGATAAGGGGCTTTTCGGAGTTGGAGCAAAGGAGGTGCAACATCTGCAACACCGCCCATGTCTTGCCGGAACGTGTGCCGCCCTTTGATGCAACACCACGTATTCGGGGGTCAACGAAAGCCGCCAATAGCTTTTCAAATGTGTATGTTACATTCATCAGATGCCCCCTAACTTTTGTAGGTTCTTAACGGCATCCTCGGAAAGCACATTGACCTGCATAGCCTTTGTGCCTGCTTCCTTGCCATTGCTCGTAACGTCTTTAAGGTCTCGCAACCCTCGTAGCTTCGCCATGTAGTTAGCATCCACCATCCCCGCAAGGGCCGCCTCGTCCATCTCGGTGGTGATAAGCTCCTTTATCAGAGTGTAACCGAGTAGAAGGTTCTCGGCATCGGGGTTCGTCTCGGAGGCCTTTTCCAGCTTCTCCATATTCTTATTGAAGTCCTTGATAGACCAGCCTATGAAAAGGCAGAAGCCGCCAACAGAGGGGGCGCGTTTCTTCTCCACGGGTACCTTCTGCCCTGCTGCCGCACCGCCCTTCAATATCTCGTATTGGATATAGGGGTTCTTCTCGCAAAAGTTCATGTACTCCGCTACGTAATTAATACACTCGTCGATGCTGTTAAGCGTCGCACCGTTCACGCCTCGTGTCTGCACTACTTCATAAAGTTGTGTGCATGCCTTTAGCTCGTCCTTTGGTTTCGGGGGTGTCCCGGTTGCCTGCCCTTTCTTGATTTCCTTTTTCGTATCGGGGGCGGCTTCTTTCTTTGTTCTTCCTGCCATAATCGTTAATTGGTTTTGTGCGTGCATGGGATATTGGATAATGTCCATGTGCGCGCAGTCTATTACTCCCTTAAGAGTGTGGGGGCAAAAGTACATAACTTCCCGCCACAAACCAACCTGCAATCAGTCGTGAAAATCAAAAACATTTTACAAAGTAGGGCGCGGCACAGATAACGCGCTATCACACAACGGGTTACAAGCGTTTTTGCCTGCTGTGCCAGGCCGCGTTTTGCTGGCACACCTCGTGTGGCACAGATAACGCGCTATGTATCAGACCGTTAGAGCGACTGTGCCACTGTGCCGGGCAAAAAGCACTTTTCTAACACTTGGTTTATAAAAAGTATATATTACTGCTATCTCTACATTGCAATTACCATATATTTTTCCAAATAAAGTGTTATACCTATTTTATACTATTTAGTGGCACAGTACAGATAACTATATATAGGTCAGTGAGTTATCTGTGCCACTTGCTGTGCCACCCTACATTTTTCATGGCACAGTAACTGTTAACGATATTGTGTATCAGCACTTTAAGTGAGGCAGAGAGGTGAGACACGCCTATTTATTTTACCAGCCATACTTGATTATCAGCACGTTAGCACGAGGCATCTTTTGATAAGGAATTTTCAATTAACAATCTAAACACTTTTTAAGAATTGAGCTTCCATAAAAGATAATTACAAAGGGCGATTTCTGACTATTTGTAAGTCGAAACCGCCCTTTTGCTATCATTTTTTAAAGGTATATGCTATTCGTAAGGGGCACTATCATTTTGTAACTTTATTGCTTTCCCACCTATCAAATAGCCAACCGTCAGCGCTCCAATACCAAATCATTATAGACCCATCGGGGAAAAGAGTTGCCCGGCTTATCCTCCCTTCCTTGTCGATGGTGTAACGCCTGGGTACGTCCTGTTCGTTCCGCTTCTCCTCGTCACGTCTCGCCTCATCGCGGAACAAGTATTGCCGCTTATTAACTTCCTGCTTGTACGTGAAATCCTGCACCCCTATATAGGCCGCCAGCCTATCTATCCACTTCCGGCATTCACAGGCTGATACGCTACCGCGCCCCCATCTATCCTTTTTAACTCCCTTCTCGAAGCCGTACCGCCTTATGAACTCCCATATAATGAACGTGTGTACGTTGAGGCATACCGCCAAGTCCGTGAATTTAACTCTCATATTTTTCGTCCTCCCCCATTCCTCGAGATGCCATATACTTTGCCACCTGCCAAAGCACGGCTACAATACCCACTATGAAAAACACTACCGCGAATCCCGCGGCTACTTTAATTAATGTTTCAGCCATTTTACTATATTTTTTGTTATAAACAACACTGCTGCCAGACACCCTAAAAGGTAAATGCCCGTTAACATTGCAAACAATAATACTATTGTGATTTCTTCCCCCATACCTTTTCATTTACATTGTTAACCCCATCACCCCAGGAGACAAGTTTTAAGGCGCTCCCTTGCCTTTTATGCACCGCGGACACAGAACCATTAATCACGGAATAGTTCATGCCCTGTTGGCCTTCGTAATAAGCGATACGCTCACCCGGTGCCTTTGGCTTATTACGGGACGTGGGCTGCGGCTTCTCCTTATGTATGGGGATAAGCTCGTTTAAGCCGGCATACTGATACTTCCTTATATCGGTCATGTAAGTTATTACATCCATGGAATCGAGAAACTCCCAATACCACGGAATACCTCCGTACTCCTCTGTCGGAGACACAATTACCCGGCTCGTGTCTTCGCTATCGTACCCCACTAAAATAACTATGTCACCGCATAACATAAACTCATCACCTGCGTAGTTAAACGCGAATTCTTTATTTGTCATTTCCTTATTGGTTTTAAATCGTTGATACAAATATAACGCTTTTCCCGTTACGTTGGTTATTTCATTAACATCATTTAAGTATTAAGCTACCTTGTAGACATTGCCACTGTGCATCATACCCGATTTCGGAAAGTCCATGTAGGACGTACTCGAATCCTCGCTTTCTGAGCAGAGGGCTATTTTCGATAATGACATAATCGGGTCTGACTTCTCCAATAATTCGGTGCATGTGTCCCCATAGTCCATCTCCAAAATTTTTTTTTTAATTACTTCCGTTTGATACTTTTCAAATTCACAACTCCATTCGGTTTTTATGCCTGCAAGCGTGGCGCCCAAACCAAATCCTTCTACTCCGCTAAACAGCGAACCGTGCGTTAATTCTCTTTTCATTTCTTACTGTAAAACTCCATAAGTTCTTTAATACTCTCCATTAGCCCGTCCTGCGTCTGTTTCTTGCCTTCCAGGGCTTTTATTATCTTCTCGTCGATTGTACCGCGCGTTACTATATGGTGGATGGTGACGGGCTTGCCCTGCCCCTGGCGGTACAACCGGGCGTTGAATTGCTGATACAGTTCAAGCGACCACGTGTTACCGAACCATACGATATTGTGTCCTCCCTTCTGTAAATTCAAGCCGTGGCCTGCTGATGCCGGGTGCGTAACCAGTACGGGAATCCTCCCGGCATTCCACCCGGCTATGTGTTCGGGCTTCTCCAGCTTCACGGGCTTGTACGCTTTCAACTTTTGCATGATACGTTCCAGGTCATGTTTATAAGAATACGCGATAAGAACGGGTTCACCGTTGGCGGCTTCTACTATTTCCTCGAGTTTATCCAGCTTTTCATCGTGAAGGTCTTTAACGTTTTGTTCAGCATCGTATATCGCACCGTTCGCGAACTGCTGTAGCTTATTCGATAGAGCTGCTGCACTGGCCGCGCTTATAGGTTCGTCCGAGTTTATAAGCTCTAATATCTGCTCTCTCTCGAAGTCTCGGTACAGCGCCAATACTTTAGGGGCGAGGTCTACGTAATCGTACAACATAATCTTATCGGGCATTTTCAAATAGTCCTCTGCTGTCATTGATATCGTTATGTCACTGATGAGGTCACTGATTTGCTGCTCCGTTTCGTCTTGGGGTGCTTTCAGTTCATAGGTGTAAACTATATCACCGTTCCTCTTTCCCGGTCTGAAAAACCTATCCCGGTACGCTGTCACTGTTTTACCCAGCCGTTGACCCTCATCAACTAAATACATTTGGGCGAATAGGTCTATCAGTCCGTTCGGGGCTGGCGTTCCCGTAAGACCCACAACTCGAGGGATGAATTTACGTACTTTACGCATAGCCCGGAAACGTTTAGAGGCGTGGTTCTTAAAACTGCTCAATTCGTCGATAACTACCATATCGTAGGGGAGTTTAACGCCTCCGCATTCCAGCACGAGCCAAACAATGTTATCACGGCTCACCGCGTATATATCGGCTTTGGCTGCCATCGCTTCGCGCCTCTGCTTGGCAGTCCCGTCAATCACGGAGATGGTAAGACCCTGCAAGTGCTTCCAGTTCTTTATCTCGTCGCTCCATGTTACTTGTGTCACTTTCTTCGGAGCGATAACCAGGGCATTACTTATGATGCAATTATCCAAAAGCTCTTTTATTGCGGTCAACGTGGTAACGGTCTTTCCCAAACCCATATCCAAGAACAAAGCGCAATACTCGTTGTTTATTATATGGTTCACGCCTCGCTCTTGGTATTCGTGTAAATTGCTCCTATCTAACATTTCCAGCCTCCTTTATTACTTTTTCGCATAGGCTTGTAAGCCTCATGAGTTCTAACCTTAAGCGCATAACGTCCAATATAGGGGCGCTTCTCATTGCGTTTAAATCTTTGTCGGTAATACCGTTTACTTTAGTTTGTAGATGGCAGCCTTGGGAGGCCACCTCTACTTTTATATAATTACACTTTGTCATTGCCTTACATTAATTTAGTTCGATACCACACGCAGATGCTTTTGAAATCTCTTTCCTCGGGAAGCTCACCGAGCTGTTTACGGGAAAGGAAAATAACGTCTTTGGTTATATCGTCTTCAAGTTGTTTCATTACTTGTTCCTCATCTCCGTACTTCTTATCGCGTACATACAGCGCGGCGGACTTGATACCAAAGTACATACCCAAACGGTATTCTATCTCTTCTTTTAAACCTCTCTTTTTCATGATTTCTGTTTTAAAATTGTCCTTTATAAATAAATAATCTCTCGGTAGCTTTTTTATTGAGACTAATGCAATTCTGTATTGGCTTCTCCCAAATTGTAATAAAGTCGTCTGGGGCTTGATATTCGGATATATAAACTTTATGCCCGTCGTAAACACGTTCCCGGCACCACTGCCAAAACTCATCGTGGTTTATACTGTCTGAATATCCTGCGGTACCCATATATGGGGGGTCACAGTATATTATGGACTCATCGGGAATTAGTAGGTTCTTGTAGTTTCCGGTACGAAATTCTACGCCCTGCAAATTGGGTATCTGCTTTGCTATGCCCCTCACAGCCACGGATATGCTGTCTATATGCCTGCCGTCACTTCTCCAGTATGCGCCGGAGTAGCCACCAAAGAATTTGCCCCTGTAAGAAGCCATAAACCCCACCCAGCCCATAAAACCAATGTCGTATTTGTCAGACCCCGAACGAAAACAGTCCCTAACGTCATTATACAATTCACGTTCTATATGTTCGGGGTAGTTTTCCCCTGATAACAAACCGACAAACATAGCTATCAAATACTTGTTGTAATCGTTTGCTATCCTGTTTCCCGATACATTGGCGGTCACGTTACACCCACCACAAAATGGTTCTACAAAATATTGCCCTTCTTTTCTATCTGCCAAAATTATGGGTAGAATTTCCTTTGCTATTCTTGTTTTACCTCCTAAATACTGCATACTTGTTTATTTTTAAATTCAACACTACAAAGATAACCCTTTTCCCGGTACGTTGTTTATTTCCTTAACCTTATTTAAGAAGAAAGATACTGCACTGTCCCGGCTCTCCAAGTCGTCGATAACAAATACCGTGAAGCCGAGCGCCCTTAACTCGCTATGTATCAGTAATTGTATCTTGGTTGGTTTCTTACCCGTGGTCTTTATCTCGGCGAAGCCTACATACCCACCCTGGCAAAGTATCATTCTATCCGGCAAACCTTTTATAAAGGTGGATAATAGTTTTATTACCCACACCTTTTTTGTTTGGTTAAGCTTTTCGGAGAATGTACGCTCCAAATATTTTTCACTTATTATATCCTTCATTTCTCAATTTGTTTTCAAATACCACTGTCTCGGCAAATTCTCCGGCGTCGTGGCCTACTGTTGTTGTATAGATGTGCCCATTATAATAGCCCCTATACTTTAAAACCTCTCCGTTATGTACTATTTCGTCTCCGATACCGTACGCGTATTCTTGCCGGCTTATCATAGCGTAAACTGAATTGCCATATTTTCTAACTTAACATTGCTTAAGACCTTGGGGTACATACCATCCGCGCGCTTTGCCGACATGTTACGATAGGAAAACTTGTCCCCTTCCATACCGAAGTAACGGAGCAAATGCCCGTCGCACGTTATGATATAATCGTGCTTCTCGTAGAGCGTACCTACGTACCCTATCTTTAGCGAGCTTCTGTGGCTGCCGAAAAGGCTGGTATATATTAGCTTGAACGTCCTGGGCGGTAGGTGCGTTTCTGGGGCAAAATACCAATGCTCTCGCGTCGAAAGGGTTGCGTACAAGTGGCATCCCTCAGCGTCGGCACCCAAGTACATATAGGGGGTGTTACCAGCCATGAACACCGAGTAACCGACATACTTACCGTTCCACTTTTCGCCCTCGGTATAGAACATTGCTGGCTTCATTGTCTCGTCCAAGCAGAACACCGTTGTATCATCGCTTTCCTCGTCCTCTACGGGCTTTTCTGCCTCGGCTGGTGCAACTACCTTGGTTTCCTTTGAAACTTCCTTAGATAGCTCCGCAATGCGATATCTGCAAATGTGGATAATCTTTTCATAATCGAGCGTCCGCGCCTCGCCCTCTTTGCTGCGTAGCACGCGTTTCACTATATCCGCGTCCCAGGGGTTGAGGTTATATTCTTTCCAAATGTCCCACGGTTGTATAGTGTGCTTTGCATAATCGGACTTACCTACGTTGTAACTCTGTACGTTTTCACTTGCTGACATAACACAATATTATTTTATTTGTTTTGAACTCATTTTTATAGAACTCCCGTGCCTCTTCCACGGTTGGAAACTCCCCATCGCCAGGGGTTGGATAATAAGAGGTACGTTCCCCTGCGTTTATTGCGATAACTTTTAAGATAGTAACCATTCCAATTTATCGTTTTCTATGTTAATACATTCTGATAGTTTATACAAGCTCGTTTCTGTGATTTGGCGCGTGTAGGTCTGTCCCAGCATACCAATAAACGGTTTGTCACCTACGTACATAATACGCGATATGTGTTCAACGTTAATAAACTCTGCTTGATACTCGCCCTTAACTACGAATGTCAGCTCAATAAAATTCCCACTTTTCATAATCTTTTCTTTTTAAAATTGATATGCCTAATAAACAACGGAGATTGAAAAAGGTTCTCCGATTACCTAATTATTCTTTGTTTAATAACTGTTTTACTATCTCCTCCGAATAGATTTCCTCTCCTGTTTCATTACATACTATTGAAACATTACCCCCCTTATAATCTTCAAAATAAGATTCATTGGTTCCGTTGTAGTCCTCAATATAGCTCTTGCAATAATCGAATGATTCGTTAAACCCTTTGTTTGTAGAATCGGTAGAATCGCTGAAATATACATCGTAAGTTTCCATAATCTTTTGTTTTTAAATTGTTATACTATAAGAACAACGGATGCTTTAGAAAGGTTCACCGTTATCGCCTTATTAATTTTTATTTATTTATTCTTTCTATAGAATGCTCTATATGCTTTTTCGATGGCTTCCAAATTAGCTTTAGACTTTGATACCTTTAAAACAGTGTCCCAGTGGTTGAGGCTCATTTCCTTTTGACATTACAAATATAGGGTTTATTCCGATACGTTGTATCTTTCATTAACACTGTTTAAGAATAAACCCTATTTTAGTCAATCTGTTAACAAGTCGTTAACTTTCAAACATGCTATCCACGTCTACGTTAACAATTCTTTTGAATCCCCTTTGTTGTCCGTATGACTTCACCCTCTGCCTGCTACGCTCCCACCCGGGTAACTTGTTCAGTATGTCGTTAATATCGGAAGCGTCTTTGGCCTTAATCTTTCCTACCTCGAAGCCTAAAGCCTCAACCAGCACGCCCGTAGCACTAACGAAGTCCATCTGTACGCAGTCCTCCTTTGTTATCTCGTCCTCGTCGTAATTCTCGTAATACATACGACGTTCCAGAGGGAACATCTTCTCCCAGTTGGTAGGCACGTACATATCGCAATATTTTGCAACGGCTTCGGTACGTGGGTCTGTCTCGAAGTGTTCCTCTCTGCCTTGTTCTGCGATTACCTCCGCTTCTGCGGACAACAACGTAGGCACACCGCGGAAATACATGTTAACGGCTTCCGCCCATAACTGGTCTACGTATGCCGGGAAATCGGCCTCAAAGATAAGATGGGTGTTTTCGTTGGCACGTACACATACGGGTAAAAATCTACGCCCTCCGGTTGCGTCCTTCAAAAACTCGTCCTTGTTGGTTGTGCCAAAGAAAACGCACTGTCTCGGAAAGTTCTTTGTGACACGCCCGTACGCTGGTCGGAAGCTGTCCTCTGTCTTCGTGATGAAGTTTTTCACCATCTCGACCTCTGAACGTCTCATCGCTGATAACTCGGCAATCTCCAATATCCAGTTACCTTGCAGTTGTTCAAAAGCCGATTTGCCATCCATCGTTGACAAACTATCGGAGAACCACTGTTTACCCAGCATCTTAAGGAATGTACTTTTTCCTGCCCCTTGGTCTGACTGTAGAACCAGCATACTATCGAACTTGCAACCCTTTTGAAAGATACGCTTAACAGCTCCTACCATCATGATACGGAACGCTTCGCGGGTGTATACATTATCCTCTGCACCGAGTATATCGATTAGGGCGGTATCTACGCGCTCCGTACCGTCCCATTCCAAATTAGTTAGGTAGTTCTGCACCGGGTGGAAAGAATTAATCTCCGCTACCAGCGATATAGCATCATCCACCTTAAACGAACTGCTTATACCGTAAACGTCTTCAATATGCTTTCTAACCCCTGCAAAGTCCACGTCTTGAAAGTCCGTACTACTGTCTTTCGGTCTCCATATCGGGGTACGGGTAACTACCCTGCGTTCTTTAAATAGGTCTCGTGCTATCAGCCCTTTTAAATTCGGGTCGTACTTAAGTATTAAACCCAGGTTCTTTGCGCTCGGCAAGTATTTACCCTTCTTATCTACTTCGAGTTCTGCCATCACTTTTTCAAATGATACCTCGGGCAAATTGTCGTGAACCTCTTCGGGTTCAATGGTTTCTTCGAAGTCATTCATAACCTCGGTAGTCTTTGCCAGCAAACGGGACGCACGCATTTCCGCTACCTTCGCGTCCCTGTTTACAAGTTCATTCATCGCGTCTGTTGACTTCGTGCGGTCTTGTCCCTTATCCATCTTACCGAACTTGTGCACACGTACCAGGTCATACGCGTTAAACACGTGGTTACCTTGTATCGGGTCATTGTTGTGGAACGAATAGGCAAACATATCGTCAAAGGTAAGCATACCGCCCGAAGTAGAACCACCACTGTACGTCCATCTGTCGGGCCGGTCTGTCGGCTCGTAAACGTCCGGCAAGTATTCCGCTATAACCTCGGAGATAGTATAAGCCCGGCAGAAGTCACCTACTGTGCCCTCCTTTAATGTCGGGTCTTGCTGCTCCTTAATGAAGGTACGTACTTCGCCCTTCTCGTCCTTGTGGTACGCCCATTCGGTCGTGTCGTGCCAATCTTCGTACATGTTAAGGTATTCGTTTACGTCCAAAGGAGTTTCACATAATTGCGAATAGTCTATATAGTCGTAGTCTACATCACGGGACACCGAGGGGAAGAACATGCAGCGCTCGGGCTGGAAGGTTGTTCGGTCATACAAATCTATCCCGGTAATCTCGGCAACCTTCCTGGCAATAGCTTCGTACTGCTCACCGTCCACGGGTTCGGACAATGGAATGATAACGCGATAACGCAACACCCCTGCTTTCGGGTTATGCTTATGTGTCCCGTGTATGATGCAGGCACAATTTATCGCTGCGAAAAATCGCTCCGGAAAATCTGCCTCTCCGTAGTCGATATCAAGCGCCAATAGCGAACGCTCGCCTACGTTGTTTTTGTTTCGCCTGCTACCGAATAACTCGCCACCCATGAAAGCGCCTACGTCTTTAATTGCACCTTGTTCGGCTTTGCTCGCTGCCATGAACTCGCGGTATGTTTCCTCCGTTACCTTCGCACTGGTAAACCTCTTTACAAGTTCTTCCCATGTGTAGGTACGGTTTTTCCAACTTACCGATTTGGCGCTCGTCGCAGTGGCAACCTTAAAAGTCATTTTCTTTAAATCCATTCCCCTAATCTTTTTTATAATATTCTGTTATGTAACCAGCCGCCCGCAATGGAATGTTTGCCGCCCAACTTGGCGCGTCGCACATCGCATCTATCATCGCGTTAAGCGTTAATTCTTCGTTCCCGTCTTTAGGTATCTCCGCGGCTATTTCGTCGTGCACATGCAACACAATGTTATAACCCATATCGAATACCTTGAAAATCGCATTCGCCAGTAAATCGCGGCTTATTGCCTGCACAATGTTCTCCGTTAGCTTGCCTCCGTAGGTGTGTAACTTCGCCCATTTGCCCGTGGTTTGTTCTTGCCCCATGTAGGATATATCCTGCACGTCGAACTCACCGTTCGCCCCCGATATTGTTCTACTGCTTAAACGCGCGGAGGGGTAAAAAAGTTTTCGCCCAGATGGTAATTCTATTGTCATTGCACCGCCCTCGTATCTGAATGTTATCGTAGAAAGCTCATCGATAACGAACGTTTGTGGCCTACGTGTGCCTATACACGTTTTTGCAGCGTTTTCTAAAGACTTCCACAAAGATACTACTTTTTTGTTAGCTTCTCTCCATTTTGACAATATTTGAGGTTTTTCTTCTTCCGTTAACGCTTTCTTGGTATCCATCGTGGTAAGGGCGTTAACCCCGCCCCCATAACCTAATGCAAGCTCGGCAACCTTTCCGCGCTGTCTTAGCTCATCACCTTTGTGAACGGGAACACCGAACATCTTGGATGCAGAAGCGCAATATATATCAGCCTTTGGGTCTTTGAACAAATCAAGCCTCCATCTTTCGTTAGCCACCCAGGCAATTACACGTGCCTCAATCGCGGAGAAGTCCGCCACGGAGAAGGTGTAGCCTTCGGGGGCGATAAACGCGGTACGTATAAGCTGCGATAGAATGTGTGTGGGCTTCTCGTACATTAGTTCCATCAGCGATAAATCATGCAACTTTGCCAGGTCTCGCGCTTCGTCCAGCTCCTCGATATGATTTTGCGGTAGGTTCTGTAGCTGAACCAATCGCCCAGCCCATCGCCCGGTACGGTTCGCGCCATAATACCTAAACAGCCCCCTAATACGTTCTCCGCGTCCTGCACTTGCAAGGATGGCGGTATATTTAGCGTTCGACGTTTTACCTATTTCCCTGCGTAGCTCGATAACGTCTAACACCGCTTGCTTATCCGCTTCCGGGACGTTCTGTAGGCTCACAATCTCTTTTATGACATCCTCTATCACTCCCTTTGTTAGCGACGAAACAACCACACCGGTACGTTCCTTAATGAAGCTCTTTAGTTGGGGCATGGACTTAAGAGAACCGATACCGTATTGGCTTTCGGCTATCTCGGCTAACTTCTGTTTATATTCCTCGTCCATATCGCGCGCGGCTGTTGCTAATTGTAAATCGGCCCGTATTCCGTAGTCGTTTATGCGTTGGTCTGCCGCATATATCTTTTGCTCTATTTCGGGAAATTCAAACCGTGATAACTTACCGAATATTTCCTTTTCCGAAAGCACGTCATAGCGGAGGTATTCTATAAATTCGTTCCAGGCTTCCGGGTCATGCTCGGGAAGGTTACGGGTACGCCCACCGTTTACTTTTGTGGGTTTGCACGGTACGGAGAAATAGCGGATAAGGTTTTTACCCGTGCCTAATTTCTTATCGTCCAGGTTCAGAATATTAGATACCGCCTCCAGTGATGCGGGCATACCGCAATATAACGACATGTTAGCCGTACAGAAAAAGCGCATAGGACTTATATCAAAGCCGTATTCCTTCAAACAGACGCGCTCAAACGTCGCGTTGTGAGCTACTATAACTACTTCCGGGTTATTGGTTACAGACGTGAACAACTCATTAAACTCTGTACGCCCGTTGGGGGTTGTAAGGTCTATTATTGATACCTCCGTGTCGGTGTCCCACATATAACCGCACAACAATATTTCAAATACCGGGTCTTCACAATACTTGTAGTTGCCAGCGCTTTTAATATCTGTTTCGGAATAAGTTTCAAAGTCTATAAAAAGATGCTTCATAACTTCTTTGGTTTTAATTGTTTATACTAATACAGCGGCAAAGGTAGGTAAATGTTTTGGATAAACAAGAAAAAGGGCTATCAATTGCAATTATTTAACAACTGATAGCCCTATTATTTAATCGGCAAAAATGGGCGAATAGAAAATAAAACCTCGCTTCTCATTCAGTATAACGTAGGTTTGCTGCGGCTCTTCGTATGCCAGCCCGTGACCCATCGCAAACGCGTCGAAGCCTTTCAGAGAACCGTTCACACAAACCTCTTTAGTGTATATCATCTGGTGGTAGTGCCCTATGAACGCCTTATCTATCTTAATTGTTTGGTTAAGCTTGGCGTACCATTTAAACATACTCGGGTATATGCCCCCGATGCCGCCAGCGCTTCTAAACTGGTGTCCGTGGCAGAATAAAATCTTTTTGCCGTATATATCCAGGTATGCAAACTCACTTTCGGGAATGATGAACTCAAACTTTGTCAACCCCATAAGTGTTAACGTCTGTTCAATATCCCTGTACATGAAATATTCATGGTTCATTGCGAAACCATTGGCGAATTGCATTTTCTTCGTTGTTCTCGTATGGTTTCCGCATATACCTACTACTACTATTTTTTGAAGGTCTGGCAGTTCGTCGTGGATAGCCTTAAGCCCCGATATTACCAGCGTCTTTACGAATTGTATTCCCTGCAGGGGGGACATGCTATTTGTCTGCGCCAGCTCGTCGTGAATGTAGCCGCCTATCATATCGCCAATAAGACCTACTACCAGGTTATCTACTGGCTTTTTCTTAACCATATAGATAGCGTTTGAGAAAAAGTTCTTTATTCGCTTCTCGGCTATTTCCCGGTTATACTCGTTCTTGCCTAAAACGGTGGAGGGTTTAACCACTTCGTCCGCGTGCCAGTCACTGGCTACCAAAAAGCCCGTGTTACTTTCGTCAAGCGTTGATTTCGCTTTCGCGTGAATCTCTACCAGTTCGATAGGTGCGCTATCCTTTTTTAGGTCTATGATGCCTTGTATCTCTTCTTCTGTGTACAGCGTTTGAAGCTCTGCTATTACCGGGTCTACCACTACTTCGATAGGTTCGCTTTCCGGTACGGTAGGGCCGTTCATGCGTGCGTTCCAGTACGCCGTATCTCTCTTTGTATATTTCTTCACGGGTTTGCCCGTTGCCTTTGAAATTCTAACCCCTTGTGCGTTTATATACCAATCACTTTTTCCCATTTTTGCTTTTTTAAATTGCGGGGGCTTTTACGCCCCCGATTTTTACTAATGTCTTTTACTCCGAAAGGGTTACTTAAACAAGTCGTCATCTTCGTCGATATCCACCGTATCGAAATCGTCAAGACTTGTTCCACCATCCAGGCGTTCACCGTCTGCCGTCTTCTGTATTCCGTTCAGACCCACACCTACACCGTACTTCCCGGTAAACTCATAAGGGTAGAAGGACACGGCAACATTACCGTAACAACCGCTATACACCTCGTTTTTGTCTGTGATGTACTGTTTTCTACCGTCGATTACGATAGGCGCGCCCTGTGCTTCTTTACGCTTCGCGTTGATGAAGTAGCACCCCTTGTATTCTGCACCGTCTTTTTCTTCGTCGCCATCTCTTAACGGGTTGTTCCACGTCTTGGGGTCTTTGCCTGCGAGTTTAGGATATTTAGTCTTAAACGTTGCGCACTCGGCTTCAATTGCCGCCTTAATCTTTGGAATCTCCGGGCTGTTCTTGTCAATCAGTAGACAAACGCTATACGTTGCGTCACCTTGGCCGTTAATTTGTGATGCTTCAAACACACGTACATAACTCAATCTCGCATTTTTAACCATGAACTTCATATTATTCTTGTTTTTCTTTTTGTCCTCTTTTCGGTTCAGACGTTCCGTTTTTAAATTGATAATGCAAAGATAACAATTAATTTGTTACGTTGGTTCTTTCGTTAACTTCTTTTATGAATTTAATTCCTCGAACATATCCAAAGTAGGTTGTATCGGTTCTCTTTTATCGCTTTCCGGTGCGAGCGTTGGCGCGCCCTGGGGCTTAACTATAACACCGTCGAGCAGAACCGTTAACGGCCTCTTTCCCACGGTTCGCTCCAGGTCTCCGATGCCTTTTATCTTCGTATTGATAAGGGCTTCCCGGTCAAAACCTGCCTCCGTTAGCCGTTTTAAGGCCTCCGCTTCGTCTTTAATCACCCGGGCCGAACGTCCCTCTACAAGCTTCCACCCGTTCACGTGCTTACCGCTTAAGGCTTCTGACATTGCAAACTGCTTGACTGATGCTAACCAGTCGGTAAACATATCCGCCTTATTAAGTATTTCCCCGATTTCTTCAAGGGATAGGGCTTTGGTTTCTCCGTGGGTCTCGAACTCATTAACAAGTGCATCACGTTGCGCCCGGCATTGGGCTTTGAACTTGCAGAACTTACAATGAGAACCTACCTTCGTTTCTCCTTGCCCGGCAAAAGCCTTTTCAGCCGTCGGCCTTAGTACGTGTATCGCCCAGTGGGTTAAATCTTGTGCGGACATCTCGAATACCGAGTAATTGCCTAACCGTACTTGTGCGATGTGCATACGTACTTTTTCAATCTTCGCGCGGTGGTATGGTTCCAGGGAGTTAAGCACCCCTATAGCGTACATCATTAACTGGCTGTTTCCGTTGGCATCTACCTGCACGCCTTTACCATACTTAAGGTCTATGATGTTTAGAACCGTTTCGCCTACTATATCGCAGTCGCAGCTACCGAAACAATCGGGTACGTACATTGTTAGGTCAAACTTTCGCTCTATACTCATTTCCGCGCCCTCTACGACCTCGTAAATGTCGCACACATAACACACGTAATCGGTTACGTACTTATCCATCTCGGGGCTGTAATACTTGTTTTCCGCAATCTCTTTTGGTACGGGCAATTCATCAAGTAGTGGGGTGTATTCCCCAGCCAAATACTTTCTTATGGCGTGCTCGGCCAATTCGTGAGCTACTGTTCCCTCTTCCGATGCCGCGCTTCCCGTGCTCGGTATGTTTTCCTCCAACCGTGCGGATGGTGTGCAGTTCATCCAGCGGTGCGAGCTACTGGGAGATAGGAGCGCATGCGCGCGCTCGCTATGGTTTATCTGTTCTTTCATCTTGTCAAGGGATAATTTTCAATACGTTGTTTAAGTAAAGCGAATTTAGAGGCGCTAACCTTTGAAAGTGATGTACCCCCGAACTCCAAAAGTATAGATGCCATCTCGTCACGGGTAATGTGCCCAGACCTTACACTGGATATTACGAGGTGTTGCATCTCCTTCAAAGTAGGTGCTTCGCTCTTCGTTTCCTCTTCTGCCTTTGCAGGTTCTTCTACCTTTGCAGGCTCTTCTACCTTTGCAGGCTCTTCTACCTTTGCAGGTTCTTCTACCTTTGCAGGCTCTTCTGTCTTTGCGGGCTCGGGCTTCGCTTTCTTCGGGGCTGCGGTCTTTGTCGGTTCGCTAAACGTAGGTGCTACGGGTTGCGATGGTTCGCTGAATGTCGGCACGGCTGTAGAGGTCGTTTTGCTCGCCTCTACGGGTTTTTCTTCCTTTTTAGGTGCAACTATGTGCGTTTCTACTGAAACGTCGTCAGAAGCGCCCGAAAGTAGTTCTTTCAACATCTTAGTAACGTTAATAACTTCTTGTTCGTCTCTCCCGTCAAATTCAAATGATAATGTAGTAACTTTCATAATCTTTGTTTTTATATGGTTCTAATTAATTTATGCGTCTTTATACTTTTTGCCCTGTAGGATGCGCTCGGCAACCTGCACGACCATCAGGTTATAAAATTCGTTGTACTCGTCGCAGTGGATGTACATGTGTTCGACATCTACTGGGTATTTCGCGCCTTCCATTGTGGAAACATAGTAGGGTAATATAAACCCCTCAAACGTAGGCATGTTCTTTGCCGCTTCGATAACCTCGTACTTGCTGCTTTTAATCGAGGCAGATAGATGCTTTTTAACTTCTGCGATGATAAACTCTTTCTCTTTCATAATCATACTTTTTAAATCATTGATGCAAATATAACGCTTTTACCGATACGTTGGTTCATCCATTAACGTTTTTTATTATATATTGCTTCCAACATGGGTTGCATGAAGTCGTATGTTACACCCTCGTATTGGTAGCTATCAAAGTGCCCGTCGTGGCGTACCTCGGTGAAAGGAGCGCTTTGTTCCGTGCCGTCATCGTCCAGGAATACAAGGATGTGGCTTTTCATCTCAAACTTACCCTCTTTAATCGTCTCTCTGAAAATACAGTTAATCGCTTTCATAATTTTACTTTTTAATCGTTTATCTCTTTTTAATAGCAAGACCGTTTTGTTCCACAAACTGAACCGCCTCTTTCTTCGTTCTGAACCGCTTAGATTGGTTGTTGTAGTATTTCCCTGTTAACGGGTCTATCACGTTTACTTGGAAATTGACAGTACCTAATACGGTTACTTTAATAATGTGCGCTGACGTTTTCATAATTTTACTTTTTAATCGTTTATACTTTTTAAAAAACTTCGGTGATTGAATCCCTTTCACTTTTCAATCTTTCCCTTTCGGGTATCGTGTTCCTGGTTTCGGTGAGGAACAACCTCTGTTTCCTTTTGACATTACAAATATACGGCTTTTATCAATAGGTTGTACATTCCGTTAACATCATTTAAGAATAAAAGTGCTCTGTCTCACTTAAAACGTTGAAAACCAATCATTTAAAAATTGAGATTTCGGACTGTGCCACCTCTCGAAAAAGTGCTGTCTCACTTAACGCGCTGCAAACCAAGCTGTTGCGACGGAAAAAGTCGATTGTGCCAGGTGAGGCTGATGTTTTCTTATAACTTTATTTGGAATATATAAAATACTACTATACTACGAATATTTAGTAGAGGGGGTAAATTTCAATAATCACCAAAATAAAGTGTTATATCATTTTCACTGTCTCACCTGGCACACCTCTATAAATAACTATAATACAGCAAGTTAAGTGAGACAAAGAATGTGCCACCTAAAAACGTTGCCTGGCACAGTGGCACAGTTTGAGACGCAAAAAGGGCACATTCCGAAGAATGCACCCTTAAATCGTGTTTTACTTAAGCTTCACCGCAATGTCTATTTTCATTTTAGATTTGGGGTTTTTGTTAGAAACGTCATAATCTACCGACTTGACACCCCACCTAAAAAACAAGAAACGTTTCTTTCTAATTGAGATTACCCCTACTATCGTGTCATTACCTTGGTATGATAACTCCGTGCTGTCTCCTCTTTGCTCCGAACGTATCGTGTTCCACGGGTCTAGGTATTCGGCTATCGCAGCCCCATTAATCGTGTCGGTTCTCACAACCTCCTTAATAACGGTCTTTGTTACTACCTTACTAACCGATAGCGCGTCTTTCAGACGGACATCAAGCGCTTTCACCTCATTATATAGGTCTGCGTTCTGCTTCTTTAGCTCCCTCGCGGATAGCTCCAGGGCCTTACGCTTCACAGCGGCATCACCCAACTTTGATATGTATTGTACTTCGGTTTCGTTCATCGCGTCTATGTTCCTATTCAGGCGTTCGATTTCGGCCTTTTGCTTTTTCACAGTATCTACCAACTTGGATATGACACCTATCACAACCATGATAGCAAAAGCGTATATCATGATTTTCTTTAGGCTATTCATATTTGATTGCATTAATACGGCTCATCCAACCCTTTCTATACTTCTCGTTCTTCGGGCGTGCCTTGCAAATCTCGTCGATAAACTTTGCTCGGTCTGCCTTGATAGCGTCAAACAGCTTTCTCGGGTCTGCTGCGTTGATAGCGGCTATAGTCTTTGCGCCTACCAACCCATCGGCTACAACGCCCAAAAGCTTTTGAGGCCTTTTAATGCCGTGTACCCCCGAAGCCCAAACCCAATCTACTACGATATTGGCTACGGCCTGGCTGTTAATGTCATCGGCTTTCCACCTATCCCAATACAACGACTTGAATACGTCGTGCCATTCGGCATCGGATATGTTTTTCAAGTCCTTGACGGTAGGGGCGCTTAACCCCTTTTTCCGTCTGTACTCGGTAAACGTACCTATAGTTATTCCCTTGTTGGTTGCCCCTCCTAAGTCGTCGGGGTCATTAACAAAACCGCCTTCCCACTGGAGGATAAACGGTACAAGTTTACTGCTATTCGCCATCTTCTTTCCTTTCTTCTATGGGCAAGTCATATTCACCGTCTTTAATCTTCTTTTTAAGGCTAAAGTATTTGCTATTGGCAATACTATTCAGCACCCTTATAAATTCATTAGACGGTTGGATAATTCGTAGGTTCTTGGTTATGTTCCTCATGTATATAATAAGGAATATACCAGTAAGACCCTTAATCAATATCCGATAATCAATACCGGGTTCCAACATATTACAAGTAAGAGCTACAAAAAACAATATAGCGCTCGTTAGAAAAAGCTCTTTAACGGCCTGCATTGTCTTTTTGTGCTGATACGGTTTGCCCTTTCGCCGGTCTGCGAGATACCCTGCTAACCAATTGAGGGCTGTCACTATCGCAACAATAAATATAAAGTCCCTCACATCCGAAACAACTGTTAGAACGGTAACAGCGAAAAACATTCGGAAGTAAGTTCCTAAGCCTTCTATCACTTGATAAGACCTATACGTGAATTCTGAACCACACATACCTTTATAAACCCGTCTTTTTTCATACGGCAAATCAAAGGCTCTAAAAACAAATCGGCTTTGCTCCGTTCAGCTTCAAACCTCTTAACTTTACTCGTGTCGGAAACAACTACTGAACCTCCGTACGTCTGAACCTTCATCCCTGTGGTCGTACTGTTTTGGTCGGCAATCTGCAAATAACGGGCAAAGGCATAGTAACTTATAACCTTTTCCGCACCCGCGAAGTCCGCACCGTCTGCGATGTACTCGTCCGGGATGGCATCGTACATCGCCCCCACCTGGGGCAATATGTCCAATAGGTCGGCCTCAAAAAAGGCCTTCTCTATCTTATTATCTTTTACGTCCGTCGCTATTTCAAACAGCGTTCTGAACTTCTGAATTGGGTATGCCATCTTCTTCGTCAAATTTATTTTCAATTTCAGTTACTGACGGGTCAACCCCGAATACTTGGTATAATTCACGAGAAATGCGTTGCCGTACCTTTGCAAGGCTGTTTCTATAGATACGTTGCAACTCCTTCATAACCTCACCGGAAGCATTCGAGAACGTCAACAACGAGCTATCAATAAGAGGCAACGGGATGTTATACGCAGCTATCGCGATATCCTTTCGTAACGGCTCCACATAAGCCTTGTACAGCTCCCTATCAATCGGGCTGCCTAACTGGTCTACCTTGATAAACGGTTTGTCCGTGGCTACGTTCTCGTCTCGAACGGTAAGAACTGAACCGGCGTTCTCGCTACCCATCATCTCGGACAACGTATCGCGGAACTCTTGTTGAGCCTGCTCGGTCTCGAAATCACCGTGTGTAACAATGCTGCACATGTGGAAACCGCGTCCCAAAGTACGGTTAACATATCGCCCGTTCTTGTCCTCCGCACCCATCTCGTTACGTACCGCGTGGAACGTGCTAATAGGATACGGCCGGGTAGTGCTAAGGTTCACATACAAAAGTTGTCCTTTGTGGTTCTCGATACCTCCGCATTCTTCAACCTCGGCTGCAAAACTTTCCGGGTTGTACGTAGGGTAAACAATGGAGTTACCTTTAACACTTGTTGACTTTACGCTCTGTTTCTCCCAGTTGTTGAACACTCGCCAGCTCCTTACCGTAGGGTCATTCTTGTAATTGTCGTTCATCTCGGCACGAACGTATTCAAACGGAACGTTGTACACGTTTTTGGGCTGATAGCCTGCCGGCGTTAAACCATACTGCACTATCCAAGCCCAGCCCTTAAAACGTGCAACGTCGTTTGCTGTAGCTTCTAACACATCGTTCATGTTACAGCCGTTGCCGTTCGTCATTTCCGCGAATTCCTTGTTTTTGAACCCCTCGCAAATTATATTCTCCGTCATTTTTTCGACGGCGGCGCTCGCTGTCTTTGACGCATATATGAGTTCTGCAATTTCCTGCGGATAAAGGTTTCCCTCTCCGTAGTTAATCACTCTATCGCCCGTATTCGCGGAAAGCTTAAGCGCTTTTTCTACTAATAATGCTATTCGGCTGTAACCTATCATGATGCTATTCTTTATTAATTTCTACAAAACATTCTGCGTATGCCGGGTTCTCCTTCATAAGTCGTTCGGCTATTTTGTCCGTCATGTTTGCGGACTTGTAAACCACGCCATCCACGTAATGCACGATACGCGCACCGGGCTTCATTGCCCACCTGTAAACTACTTTTGTCAGATACTTCGTTTCATACCACAAAGATAAATATTCCATATCCATGTGGCAATTCGGGTCAAGTTTTAAACCAGTCATCGCGTAATACGCGTCCAACTTCTCCTGTAATGTTGCAACCTTCGGTTCAGCAACAACGGGTGCAGAGCTTTCGCCCTGTCCCGTAGTATTAGTTAATTCTTTTGCCATTTTCTTTTGATTTAATTAGGGTTCTGGTTGTGCCACTGGCGTAGACAACGCGTCATAATCTGCTTTGCTCAAAGCATGAGCCGTTGTCCCTACCTGCCAATCTTCAACGCCGTATGTGAACGTTGTAAAGCCATCTCCGGTAGAATCGTAGTTTGTTTCCAAGCAAACCAACGGAGCGCCCAGCCCATACACGGTACACTGACCGTTTTGAAATTCAACCGCCAGAACTAATTCTGCGCGCTGCATGTGGCTAACCGTCCCTAAAGGAGTTTCGCTCGAGTACGCCGTGTTTGACATTGCGAAGTCCTTAAAAGTCACCGAGACATCATATGCGCCGGGCATTATGTCCTGCGACTTCATGCCTACCGTAAGCGTCATCGAGTTGTTGATAGTGGTAACGTCGTAGGCCACTGCCGAAGCTATGCGCGTGATTTTTGCAGCGCCGCCCGGTACTACGGTAAAACTCGCCACATCGGAAGCGTTAAGAAGCTTCGCCCCTACTGGACAAGCGCCACCCATAGCGCCACCCGTAGGGCCACAAGAGACGGCCAAGTTTGCCGCTATTATTCCTATACATGCCATATTATTTTTCCTTTTTTTAGTTAATTACTATCCTACTGCTGTCCCGTAAAGGATATCGTAATACGCTGAACTAACCAGTAGGTTATCTTCCCCGATAACATTTTCGGGCGTTTCAAGCGTAACCGTTGCCCAGCCCCCATTATCGTGTGTGCTACGGTCGTAGGCTGTGGCTGATAGCCCGTAGTACAGTCCGTAAGTCTGGCACAAGCCGCTCGCACGTTTCACCAGCACTACAAACCTACCGTTGGAGATAGCCTGCGAAATGGCGCTGTGCACCGCCTCTTCGGCGGATGTTATCGTGAGAGAGACGGAATGCGTGAAAGCGTTTGGCGCGCCGTCATTAACCTTTAGCGCCGACGAAGCGGTAACCGTTCGTTTAACGGTATCTATTTTGAATACTCGGTTTGCTTCTGCCATAGCAAGAGACGTAACACCCTGCCCGTCAGAGGACATGCCGAAGCTCACAATATCCGATTTATTAATAATCAACGCGCTAACTAAACCAGTTGCGCCGCTGTCGCAATCATAGGCAATTGCGTTTGCCAAGTTTGAAATACATGCCATATTAATCTGCTTTAGAAATTATTAGGTTGCTCGCCGGGCTATAAGATTCGACCATAGGACATCCTGCCGCACCTTCGGGTGTAGACAGTGTTAGTGTAACCATAGCAGCGTTAGCGTTCGAATCGAAATCCGCCGCCGAGCATTCGAGTGGTACCGTAGAACCTAAAATCGCTTGTTGTCCACTGTTGTATATAACAAGCACATGAAATTTGCCCGTAGTTATAGTTCTCACGAAGCCTGTCGCCCCCGCGTCATACTGAACTTTGAACGTAACTGAAGCGTCCATGGTAGCCGAGGCGTCTAAAGACTTTAGCGACCCGTTAACCTGGATATTTTGCTTATACCCTTCTACCTTGTACGACCTTGCGCCTTCTGCAAACGTGGCGGAATATATACGATTCGGTGTGGTTCCATATCCGAACGTAACGTCCCCCGCGTGCATCAGATATATCTCCTTAATGCCTACGGGCGTTATTGTGCAACTCTGCAAGATGTTACCCGAAAGTTTATCTAAACAATTTTTTCCCATATTATATAAAATGAAAAAGGGGCTGGGTTAATATCCCAACCCCTTTTATTGTTAATACTAATTTTCATTCTACAGACGTGTGTAACCACATCTGCATCTTCTCGGGCGCTACCAGCATGGCGTCAGCCGCGAACAAAGTCTGTGAGTAGTAGTTACGGCTTTTAGCGTCCTGGATGAACGGTGCAATGTTGGTAGAACTACCCTCCAAGGCAATTTGAATATTGTCCTGGTGTGAACACCACGAAAGCATCTGTATTACCGTCAACCAAGGCAGCGTTAGACACGTGGCGAAGCTCGTTAATCTTGTAACC